TTAAATAGGATTGCTGATAATTGCGCCAGAAGACCACAAGTTCAAGAAAGGTTGACAAAACAAGTTCTTTTAGAAGTAGATAAAGCAATACCAGGAAACAGAGGTGTTGCAGTTACAATAATTTGTAAACACTTATGTTGCTCTAACAGAGGCATTGGTCATGATTCACAAATGAAAACAACAGAAAGAACCGGAGCATTTGAAGCGAATGAGTCTACGATGAATGAATATTTGTTTAATATTCAAAGTCAAATGAAATTGTAAATGGACGTTTTGAACGGCATAACAAACCCAGAAGAATTACGTGAAGCATTAAGACTTGCTTTGAGTACTAAAGATAATTGGGAATATATTATGGTTATGCATAAGTATAAATGGTATAATTGGTATCAAAATATTCATATAAAAGAAGGGACGGATGCTGATAAAGAAAATACAAAAATTTTTGAGGAAATAGAAACGCAGCACCCAGAAATACATAAGTTAATTGAAGACAATATAGATATTGAAATAGATAAACTCAATAACCCAAGTAAATATTATTTATGACCAAAGTAGTAAAATTACCCAAAAGAAAAATTCACAAAACTCCCAGGCTTGTAATTGCTGATTCTTATACAATTAGTTCAGATTTATTTGCCGCCGAAGAAGCTAAAAGGAAATCTGTTTATTACCTTACTTATCGTAGTTTGCTTGAGAAAGTAAACCCAGACCTTTATAACAAAGGTGATAATAGAATGGTAGCAATAGGTTTATCTCGTATTATAGATTATTTATTTTATGAACCTATTACACACGCCGAAATTGATGAAGCAAAAAGGTTCTTGGCTGATAAAAGAGTAACGACTAAAGGATTTAAAGAAATGTATTTCCCAGAACATTTGTGGAGGGAAATTGTTGATAAATATAATGGTAGGCCGCCAATTAGAATCAGAGCCGTATTAGAAGGTTCAATTGTTTATCCTAACGAACCAGTAGTAATTATTGAAAGTATTCCAGAAGGTTATGGTGAAATCGCTGCTTGGTTTGAAAGCACGATTATAAAAATGTGGAGTTCTACCGAAATGGTTACTCAATTGGCGCACTGGCTTGAATATTGTAAAAGTTTAGTGCGTCATATTTATGAAAATACTATTTCAAAAGAAGAAGTAGCATTCCTGGCTTCTTTAATGCTCCACGCATTTGGTTGTAGAGCTGGTATGGTTCCGCAAGTGTCTGAATGGCTAGGAGCTGATGCTTTATATATTTTCCCAGGGTCTGATACATTTTCCGGAGGATATCAAGCATGGAAAAATGCCGGAGAAAAACCTGGTATCATTTCCTCAGTATATGCATTGGCTCACAGAAACGTACAAGGGTATGAAAGTGAGTACGATTGCCATAAAAAATTAAATGACGTAGCTGAAGATGGTGATATTAGTTCCCACGTAGCAGATTGTTATTCGTTTTTTGACTCAGTAGAAAATAATTTATTACCGATTGCTTTAGAAGATAAAAAGAAAGGTTCTGGCAAAGTAACAGTAGGACGCCCAGATTCAGGTAATCCAGGCGAACAAGTAGTATGGCTTTGTAAAATTGCACATAAGCACGGATTGTCAACGGTTAAAAAAATTCTTAATAAAGAATGGCGCTTCGGTACAAATTTAAAATTTATCGAAGGCGATAGTATGACATGGAAGAAAATGAAAGAAATCAATAACGATTTACTTCTTCATGGATTCCCACCTTTTGCTTGGGGCTTATATGGACAAGGTGGTGGTCAGCTTGATTTAAAAAGAGATGATTTCTCAGCAAAATTTGCTCTTTGCGCAATAGGTAATGAATTAACCCCTGTTTGTAAATTTTCTGAAACATTAGGGAAAACAACTTTGCCTGGGCCATTTAAGCTTCTTAGAAGTAAAGAAGCTTTAGAAAGCAAGAAAACAATTGTAGGGCTTGATGAACCAGGCGAAGACGTAATGGTTGATTTCTTTAATGGCGCTGATATTTGGGAACCTTTTAAAGAGGGCTATGATGACGATTTTAACGTGATTAAAGCCCGTATTGCTCAGCAAATGGAAACAATGCCTTTGGATTTAGGGACAGAAGAAAATCACCATTATCCAGCTTCTGATAAGATTAAGGCTACCAGAGTTGAATTATTAAAGAAATACGCACCTAAGAAATTGGCGCAAAATTATTCTTAAAAAAAATAAATTATGCCTACTATCAGTTTTACAAAAGAAGAAATTTCTGCAGTTTGGCACGCTGCTAGAAATATGGAAGATGACTTTTTGGATTATTTTAACTTTATGCCAAATGCAGAAAAATATCATAATTCATTTCTTAGCGGTATGTCTAAACTAGTAAAACACATACAAAAAGAAAAAAACAATGAAAAGGGAACTATTAAAAAAGTATCGAGTTGATAAATTAGATGATAAAACAGTTTTTATCTCTAGTAAAAGGTTTTACTTTTCTTATACTATCGCAAATTCAGTTGTTAAAGAAGAGTATAAAAATCAATATAGATACTTTGGAGGGCTGCAATGTGAATTTGAAGAAGGCACAGAAGAGTATAAGTTATTAGAAAGTTGGCTTTGTGAAATTGCAGAACAAATTCTAAATAGTACACAGTCAAGAATGGGTGGATTTTAATATGACCGCAATACATGAATTCCGAACTCCGATAAAAGTACACACACCTCATGGTGTTGGGCAGGCTTTGTTATTAATAGATTACGGTTTGACTGTTAATAGCGTTTGGTTAGTAGCTTTAACTGGCGGAATTATAAAACATTATTACGGCATACTTTTTACCAGTACAACTACCTACCCATAATTTTTTAATAATACATTCTTTGCCAAAACCAAGTTTCTTAAAATCTGAAGTTAATCTTTTTATTTTAACTTTCTGACCTTCAGAAAAATCTAAACATTCTGAGCAGCCTTCAAAAGTTGTTGCTCCACAAGTACAATCATTTTTCATATTCTTTATTTTTTCCAATGTGTAGGAATTTCAATATTATCGCCTTTGCCATTCATAGGGTTATCATAAAGCCTAATATCTTCTGAATAATAGAATCCCCTATGGGCCATATAATATCTCAGGTAGAATTAACAAATCTAATTATAGTCGAATAGTCTTAAAAGTTAAAAATTATTTTAAAATGCCTTAGCGGGCATTTTTTTTGTGTATAATTTTTTCTTTACCTTTGTATAAGTTATCTTTAAAAAATTGCTTTAAAAATGAAAATTGTAGCTACTTCTTATTACCAGTATTTGCTAGAAGAGATTTATAGTTATAGTAGTTTGCCTGAAACTGCGAGATGTGAAATGTTATTTGAAAAGTTTAGTGATGGCGAGATGTGTATTACATTCCAAGAGTCTTTGCGTGGGCTTCATTTATTTATTATAGGCGAAACAAGTCATAGTTTAGCAGAAACTTTACTTATTATAGACGCAGCAAAAAGAAACTCTGTTAGCGAGATAACAGTAATTTTACCGTATTATGGTTATTCAAGACAAGATAAAAAAGAAGGTGGGCGTAGATGTATAGGTTCTAAAATGATTGCGAAAATCTTAGAAAATATGGGTGTTAGAAGGGTATTGACTATAGATTTACACGCAGAACAAATTCAAGGCTTTTTTGATATACCAGTAGACCATATTTTAGGGCGTACAATTTTTGCCAAGCAATTAAAAAAATTAATTACTAGTAATTCTATTTTATGTAGTCCAGACGCAGGAGGTGCTAAAAGAGTTGATAAATTTTGTAAAATGTTAAAAGTGCCGATGGTTCAAATAAATAAAAGACGTGATAAACCTGGTTCAGTTGACTGGATGGAATTAATAGGCGATGTAAAAGATAAAGATGTATTTTTAATTGATGACATTATGGATTCAGGCGGTACTTTATTAAAGGCGAACGATTTACTTTTAGAGAAAGGCGCGAAAAGTGTTTCAAATATTATTACACACATGGTTTTAAGTAAGCCAGAAGTTTTACTTCAATTTGCAAATAAAGGCACTAAAATTTACTCTACTAATACTTTAAGCAAATATTCAAGGTTTTTAGAGTCTTTAGTATCTTCAGAACAGCAAATATTAAAAAACAATATTGAAATATTTGATTGCGCTAATTTGCTAGCAAAAACTATCTATGAAATTGATGCTAACGGCTCAGTTACTGCTTTAAATGAAGATAATGATGAAGCGTAAGCCTTTAAATCGTTTGTTAAAAGAAAATATTATAAGATATGGCATGGTATTAAATAGTACTATGTTTATAAATAATGTATTAAGAGTTAAAGGAACCAAATATTGTTCGGCAAAATTAGTAATATGTAGACAAAGGGATGAATCTTCTGCATATGTAGCTTTCCATTATATTCCTTTCGTTTTTATTGATGAAATAGGCGCAAAGTATGATGTTATAAATTTAAGTCATTCTGTTTCGAACCTTTATCAACCTCAAGTAAAATTAAAAAGTGATTTAATGAGAGGCATTATTAAAAATCAAAATGTTGAACATATGGATTTAGTTACGCAACAAATTCCGGGATTACCAAAAGCAATAATACCTAATCAATGACAGATAAACGAGTATATAAAATTTCCTTTTCAGAATTTTCTAGTTTTTTAGAATGCCCTCATAAATGGTATTTGGTTTATATTTTACGTTTCCCTACCGATGTAAACGAAGAATTAGTATTTGGTGGTGCAGTCCACAAAGTAATTGAAGAAATAATTAATAAACCAATGCTACGCAGGAAATCATTTCTGCCAGGAGTAGTTAAAAGCGTTTTTAAAAGTGAATTAGCTGAAGTTAAAGATGTAAATTTTTTAACTAGATTTACTAATAGTCATTTGCCTTATACACTTGTCAAACAATGCCAAGAATTAGTAGACAAGTTAGACTTTTTTGAAAGGTTTAAAGAATATGAAATTATCGAAGTAGAACATAAATTAGACGGTTTTCCTATTGTTGAATTCCCTGATTTAATTTTTGCGTTTAAAGGCTATATAGATTTGATTTTACGGCATAAAACTACTGGGCGGTATCTTTTTATTGATTGGAAAACAAGCCGTAAACCTTGGGATATTAAGGTTAAATTAAGAGATAATCCAGACTTTTTTACCCAGTTGGGGCTTTACAAATATTTCTATTCTAAAAAAATGGATATTCCTTTTAATTTAATCGACGTAAAGTTCTTTAACTTACCAAGGGAAGTACCAGGTGAGCAAATGCCTTACGATGGTATTTTAAATGAAACGTATATGGAGTTTTTGTTTAATAAATTACAAGACGTTTGCAAGACAATTTATCATTCAACATATTTAGAATTAGATAAAGCAAAAATTACTACCAAAAAGAATTTTTGCCATAGGTGTAACCATAATAATGAAGCTACTTGTAATGATTATGATGAATTTCAAGTAGTAATATAAAAAACTTTTTATGACACAAGAAAGAGAAATAATTAACGTCTTAGAACAGATTATTGTAGAAAAAAACAAGTCTCTAATAATGCTGAAAGATTTAACGGAAGTGCAAGAAGAAACAATCAATTCTTATCAAATAGTGCATAAAAAGAAAGAGAAGTATATTAATAGGCTTATTGATACTATTAATGAACTTACAGAAGAATTAAAGTACTATCAAACTATGAATTTAAATTAGAAGTTTTATTGCTGGGTAACTCCCAGCATTTTTTTGGCCTCTCGTATTTGTTTTTTATCTTAATAAATAATAAATTTAGTTAGAAGTAAAAGAATTACAATGAATAAAAGGAAGAAAATAGCAATTTTTATTGATTATTGTATTAGAGTACCTGATTTTAAATTAGCGTATGGTGTTTTTAAAAATTTTCTATTTCAAGACACATTTGGTTTACATACTGATACAGAAACAGCAAGCGATGAAGAATTTAAAGATACTGTTACTGCTAAAGACCCTATTAGGTTTTATTGGCAAGAACAACTAGAAGATATTTCGGTTATGAATTTTTATGTAAAACAGGATGTAACAAAAATTAATAATTTAGATTTAAAGGGTGAGTTCCAAAAATATTTTTTTAACGAAGAACATTTTAAAAAGTTTCTTGAAGAATACTCTGTTAATTTATATTCAGATGGCTTAGTGCCGAGTAAAAAGGATTTACAAATAATAAATATTTGCCAAGGTCAGTTATTCGATGTATATTTATTTGACAGAGTATATAATTCAAGGAAAGTCCCTAATACATTACACTTTATTTCAAAAAATTCTTTATTTATTAAATCTATAAATTTTATAGGTTACAATGAAGAAATAGGCGAAGATTACGTTGGTATTTGGGAACCAGAAAAAAATAAAGAACAGATTAATAAAGATGGGTCTGATGTTTTCTTAGATTGGTTAAAAGATTTAGAATCTAAAAACAAATAATGGCAAAAAAAGTTCCTGATAAAATAAAAGATGATATAATTAATTACTCATTATATATTTATGAGGAAATAATTGATAAAAAAAAAGATTTAACAGATTATAGCGTGCCGCACGTATATTTTTTAGAAATAATATATCAGCATTGTATTATGTCTTGGCACCACTCAAAAAATTATCAATTATATGAAAGTAAGATACGCGAAATAGTAAGTGATTTAATTGAAGGCGAAATTACTTTTAGTAGATTTAAAAACAAAGAAATAGAATTAATAGGCGTGACGTCAGAAAATTTATTACATTTTAATCACGACCCATCAGTTCCAGTTAAATACGATAAAAAAACTCAAACTTGGATAACAAAAGATAAAAAATAATAATAATGGCAAAGTCAATATTTGAACAAGGGTTAAAACAAAAATTTAAAGAAAATAAAAATTCTGCTTTTTCTGACGAAGAAAAAAAGGAATATAGGTTAAAGACCTTAAATGACATATTTTTACAAATAGGTAACAAAGAAAACAAATTTGTTTTTTATTGCCCTGATATTGTAGTAGTAAATGATATTGTAAGGGTTATATATGATGTTGCTTTAACAGTACATAACTTGGGTTATAATGTTGTAATGTTACATGAAATAAACGGTTTTAAATGTAAATGGATTGAGGGCGAAGAATACAAAAAATTACATATAGATTATGTAATACAAAAGCCAGGAAAGAAAAGTAAAAAAGAAAAACACCAATATTCTTTTAAACCTTCAGATACTTTAATCGTTCCTGATGTATTCCAAGAAGTATTTGAAAATACTTACGAAGTTAAATTAATACAAAAGGTTTTATTAGTTACCGGTTATAGTGGCTTAGCTGCATTACCAAACGGAATTAATTACAACCAGTTAAATGTATCAGCGTTTTTATTTTTAGAAGAAAAATTAAAAGACGATTATGTTACTGTATTTCCAGATATTGAAAATGCAAGTTATCTTCTTGAATATAAGTTAGATAAAAAAGTTTTCGACCCAGCGAATATTTCTTTGCAAGAGATATATCCAGTGATTGCTATTAGTAATATAGGTAATGTGAAATTTTCGCAACAAGTGATTAATATATTTTATAATTTATATCCTAATTTAAATGTATTTAGTTTTAAATTAGTCAGTAGAAATAATTATGAAGAATATGTTAATTCAATTAAACATTCATGCTTATATGTAAATTTAGATGAAATGGTAGGCTTTAAAAAACCTATTTTAGAAGCGATTAATATGGGCGTAAATGTTGCAACTTTTGATAGAAGGGAGTTATCTAAAGACACAGAATTAATAGATTATATTCAAACGTTTTCTAAAGACCCATTTGAAGCTGCATCATTTTTAGCGCAATATTGTATTTATTGGTTAAGCAATTCTTCAAGTAAGGTATTAAACGAAGTAAATGCGTTAAAAGCAAGAATTAATTTAGACAAATATTCAGACCAAACGTATTTAGAATCTGTTAAAAAATCTTTTAGTACTTTGCAAGAAAATCGTGTAAAATTCTTTAGTTCTATTAAAACAACGATAGAAAAAAACGAAGATGCAGCCGCAGGAATTTAAATATCAAGAAGTCGGTTTAGATTTTTTATTAGAGAAAGTTGGGCAAGATTTCTTTGATAAAAAGATTAATCCTCTTATCTTAAAAAGTTATGATTTTGAGAATATTCTAAATGTAGAATCGGTAAACGTAGGGGTGCTTTATAATGAAAAGCTTGATATGTTCCAAATTTGGGATTCAGATACAAATGAGTTCTTGATGCAGGTAGAAAGGATATTTACTGGTGAAACATATTTTTGTAAAGCGGTTAAATTATTGAGGGCTAATACAAAGAAGATTTTTGACGACTTCGAAGATGACACTGAAACAGAATTAGAAGTAGCCCCAAACATTTATTATGAATTACGTAAGTATTATAATTTAAAAAATGAATTTTACTTAAGTGAATACTTTTTTTCTTTAGGTATTTCAGTTGTAGACCATTTTGGTTTAGACCCTTATAAAACCAAAGTTATATTTTTTGATTTTGAAAGTTTAATAATCGACGGAGAAAAAATCGAGTATATAAATACAGAATTAGATACAGCAAAAATGACTTATATGCTTACTTTTTTCCAAAAGCAAGCGGGCTTCAAAGTTACAAAAATTACTGAGAATGCAGTAAAAACAGAAAAAGTAATACACGTACATAATTTTTTTATGGAATTATAAATGACCCAAGAAGAAAAAGCTATATATTCTTATTCAAGGAATGATTTTTTGTATTGCTTACAAATTTTAAAAGATAAGGCAAGCAAATCAAAGAATTTCCCTTTATTAGAAAAAATGCCTTTTACTGAAGCAGTTCAATTAAAAAATGAAATAAAAAAAAGTATTTCTTGCTTTAATTTAATATTGCAAGAAAATAGAGCTTCTGGTTTAAGTACAATATTAGGATTATTTTTAGCTTGTGACTTATATTTTAATAATGAAGAAAAAAGGAATATATTTGTTATAACTAATGACAAGCATATTATTAATTTTACAAATGAGTTCTTAAAATATTTACAAATTGTTTATGGAAATGAAGAAATTAAAATTAATAGTATAAATGAGAAACGTAATAATATATTTCATTCGTTTGTTTCAGGAAATTTACAAATATTCTTTACAAGGGAAAACGCTTATACTATACAAAATTTAACAAGTTTAAACAAAAGTTCTAGATTAGAAATTTATTACGATAATGTTAAAGTTACAAATGAAAGAAAGTTAGAAAGTGTTTTAAGTGTATTTTATAATGATAACTTTAGTTGTAATATTTTTTATTCAAGTACGCTTCCAGAAATTCGTATAAAGTACGAACCAAATATTATTAAATACAAACATCAGACAATACAATTACTTAGTATATAAATAAAATAACAATAATGAAAATACAATTTTTTAATTTAAAAAGTAGTAATCAAAAGGAAAGTCAAGAAACTATCGAAAGTATTCAAAAAGTTATGACTAAAGAAGACTCTTTACAGACTATTGATTATTCTGACGAGAGGCAATTATATTATAACTTACCTATTAAAGAAGGCTATGATTATGTTTGCTTGATACCTAATGGTAGTGGTTTAAGTGAAAATTATCTTGAGTTAATTTCTGAATATGAAGAAAATGAGAAAACTTTATATCTTCCTTTAACACTTTTAGTCCATGAGAATATAAAAGGTATGTTAAATAGTTGCGTTTGGAAATACACAACGCACGAAGATGAGTTTGGAGTTTTAACGCCTGAATTAGCTTTAAAACAAATTGATACTACTTTGTTTGGAGCTTTAATACCTACTTCAGCAATTTTAGACAAAGATAACTATGACGAAAGCCTTAAATATTACCAGCATTTTAGGTTTTTAAATAAATTGTCTCACAATAATGAATACTTAATATTAGGCGTTCCTAAATTATTGGTTACTTTAAATCATGATTTGTCTTATAAAGACATTGATGAAAAAGAAAAAATAGAGCATTATAAAAAAGCAAACGAACCTTGGACTAAAAAAGCCGATGTAGTAATCTTAAAATAAAACCTATGAATGCAACAACAAAAAAGTTATTTAGACATTTTTTTAGACAATATAGAGCCTAAAAAGAAAGGTACTTATTTCGGAGATAAACAAGAACAAGCGATTATTTCTTTTAATTCAGAACAAACTAATACGAAAGAAAAGCTAAAATTATTTAACGAAATAATCGAACCTACATTTAGGCGAACGATTGGCGGAGTGTTAGAAATGCCAAAGTTTCACTATTTAGGTAAAATAAATAGGGACGAATTAATAGACGCAACTTTCTTTAGGTTAGTTGAAAAGATGCATAAATTTACTCCAGGGAGAATAGGTAAAAACGGACAACCAGTTAAAGCTTTTAGTTATTTTTCAACGGTAGCAAAGAATTATATCCTTGAATATAAAGTTAGATATGAAAAAGTACAAAAGCATAAAGCGGACGTTGAAACGTCTATAGATTTATCAATTCTATCAGAAGACACTTTAGAAAAACTTTCCAATCAAGATAAGGATAATATAAGTTTTGATAACGCTTCGCAAGTTTTTAGTGAAACTAGTGAAAAAATTATTAAAATAATTGACGAGATTTTAAAAGAAGAAGAACAAAAAGAAGAAAAAACAGATTTAGATTTACTCAAAATCGGATATACTTTAAAATATTTAATTAAAAAGTGGGATAAGATTGAGTTCATGAAAAAAAATGAATTCATGAGAATTTTAGCACTTTATACCGGTTTAAAACAACAACGCGTTTCGTTTTTGTTTAAGAAGTTTAAAATTTCAGTTTTAGAATCTATTAACCCTGGTTTAGCCAAAAATAAGGCTTATGACGAAGATGATGATGATGATAAACCAAAAAAGAAAAAGAAAAAGCTAGATATTGAAGATGATTTTGAAATAGATGAAGTTGAAAATGAAGAAGTTGAAGCAGAAAGAGACGATTATATTTGTTCAAGCGAAGATTTTGAAATATATGAAGAACGTGAAAGAAACAAATCAATAAAAGAAGAATGGCGAGTAAAGATAAAGAGGTAAAAACAAGATATACAGTTGATGTAGATGAAGTAGAATTAAATTCGCTTATCAAGGAACTACTTGACGGTTGCCGAGATGATTTATCTGAAGCTGAGGCAAATATGCAAGTTTATTTAGAAGAAATACAGAGTTCTAAAGATGGTAAACAATTATATGGCGTTTTATATAATGATGCTTTAAAAATTAAAGGGTCGGCAAGGGATAGGCAATTAAAGCTCTTAAACATGTTTAAAGATAGGGTTACTACGAAAGAAAGGATTGATATTGAGACAGGTAAAAATAATAAAGCTGGTAGTACAAATATGACACCAGATATGATGGCCGAAGCAATTCAAAAACAAATTAAATCTCAAGAAAATATTAAAGCAGAAACCTTAGTACCAAAAGCAATACCAAATCCGAATAATAACAATAACGAATTAACTACAGCAACCCCACAAAATACTGAACTATTAAATAATGATAGTGAAGATGATGATTGGGAAGATGTTGAAGACGAAAATGATTTAGAATGACTTTAAAGGAATTACAAGACCATTATCAATATTTAGTAAAGCAAGTAGATATTAAAAAACTGGCTGTTGAAAAAGCTTTAAAAGATTTAGAATTCCTTTGTAAACAAATAAACGATACACAAGCACAACTAAAAGCCTTAAACGAAAATAATGAAATCAAGGATAGCACAATCTAATCCAGAAGATGCTCTACAAGGCAGATTAGTTAATGAATTATATACACAAAAAGGTGAGTATACCAGAGTTTTTTATTTTGGTCAGGTTATAAATAATAGCGACCCTAAAAATTTAGGACGTGTTCAAGTTCGTATTCCCATTATAGACGACATATATTATATAAATCAAAATAAAGATGACGGCGATAAAACCTTGCCTTGGTGTTTACCTATGAGTTCTAGATTCTCAGAAGCGCCTGAACAAAACTCTATTGTAGTTATTGCATTATTTGACCCTAAAATACCTTTCTTTGGACGTTTGTTTTTCGATGCAATAACAGAAATATCAGCAACTGACTTATTTGAAAGATTAACTCCAGAAGAAAAAACACTTAGCAATTGGCTAAATGCTGAGAATTCTTTAGATATAAACAACCCAAAGCCCAAAAAATTAAATGAGTACGAAGTAAAAAATAAAATTATTCATAAAGTAGGAATAAGAGGTAAGGGTAAAAATAAAATAGAGTTAAACGAAGACAATATTACAGTTACACAAAACTATAAAGACGTAGATAAAGAATCATTACTTAAATTAGAAGAAGCAGATTCTATTTTAGAAGGAGCTAATAATGTACATTTGCGTTCTAAACAAGGCGAAAAAACAGAATATAATGTAGTTTTTGATAAAAAGTTGTTTGAATATTTAGAAAAAGTAAATAAAATGATTAATAAAGTTGTTTTATTACTTAATACTACTCCAGCAAAATCTCCTACTGGGCCTTGTTTGCCTGGTCCTAATGCAAAAGATTTAATTTCAGAGTTTAAAAGTTTAAAAGCAGATTTAAAAAAATTCAAAGTAGACGGTTCTTCAAAAAAGTTATGGATTAATTAACTTATTTAAAATTAAAAAATGAAGAACTCGGCCTCATTAAAATTTCCTTTTAAAGAAGATTTTGAAAACAATTGTTTAAAAAGGGCCCATACTGTTGAAGAAACAATTATTTCAGCAATTAGAGCTTACTTAGTTACTCCGCCGGGGTCTAGAGTAGGTAATATGGTTGGGTGCTTTATTTCCGAATTATTATATCAACTTATTCCTAGTGGGAAATTAGAATCATATTCTACACAATTAAGGAGTGATTTAATCGAACAGTTCCCAGGTGTTGAATTTGTTTCAGTTACAATGGATAGAGATATTACTGGGGCAACCGTAGATTTAATAATAAAAATCTCTTTTAGTGTTCTAACTGCTGAAAGAGTTATTGATATGGAAGTGGTATTGCCTTCTATATTTTCACCAGAAAACATAAATAATATTAGTAATATAGATATATAATGGCAACAACAAAACCTCTTATAAGTTATTTTAATCGTGATTTTGCGAAATTAAGAACCGACTTAATGAATTATGCTAAAACTTACCATAGTGATAAGTTCGCATATTTTAATGACGCGTCTCCCGATATGATGTATTTAGAATTGCTTGCTTATATAGGCGACACATTAAATTATTCTATTGATAGGTCTTTTAATGAAAGTTTTAGAAATACTGCACAATCGCGTGAATCTTTTATAAGGATTGCTCAAGATTTAGGATTTTATAACTTTTATCCAAAACCATCAACAACTCAAGCAGTTATTTCTATTACTGTACCTGCAATAGCTACTGCTGATGGGTCTATGTTAACTCCTGATTCAAATTATTTTGTAGCTTTATATTCAGGGTTAAAAATAGAGGCTTCTAACGGTACTATTTTTGAGTGTTTAGATGAAATAAATTTTTCCGACGCTACAAATAGAAAAATTATACCAAATTTTGATACCAATAATAGATTAATTGACTATACGATACAAAAGACAATTGTATTATATGCAGGTGAAACTAGAACACAACGTTTTTATGTATCAGAACAAAATGTTAAGCCTTTTTTAGAAGTAGCTATTAGAGATGAAGAAGTAACAGAAGTTATAGGCGTAGTTGCTTTACCTGGAGATGTGTACGAAGCTCCGGACGACACAGCATTTAGAGATTTAGATAATGTTTATTTAGAAGTAGAGAATCTTTCAGATGACAAAATTTTTGTAGACGTAAATCCTTTATCTCAAGAATATCAAAGTTTAGTTAATCTTTACGGAGATATGACTATTAATTACGGTGAATGGGTAAATAAACCAAAGAGATTTATTGTTAGAAGGAACAAAGATAACCAAGCTATTTTAACTTTTGGGTCTAATTTAATTAACTATGATAACTGGAACCAAGTCCTTAGCACTTATGACGTCAGAGACCTTGCTAATTTCTCTTTAAGCCAAATATTGAATAATATGGCATTAGGTGAAGTACCGCCCGTTAATAGCACTCTATTTATACGATACAGAACAGGGGCGGGTACCAAAACAAATATTTTAAGCAATCAGGTTACAAATATTATTGAAAAGCAATTTGTATCAGCTCCAACATCAGCAAATTTAAACATTTTAAATGTAGTTAGAAATTCTTTACTTATTGAAACTAACTTACCTGCTGCTGGCGGTTCGGATGAAATGACTAACGAAGAAATTAAGCATAGCACCGGTAAAATATTTGCTGCAAATGATAGAGCTGTTACTTACGAAGATGTAAAGAATTTAATTTTGAATATGCCGGCGAAATACGGCAAGCCGTTTAGGATTTCGTATGAAGAAATAAAACCTCAAGTAGTTAGTTATTCTCAAGTTAAAAATTATTTAGATAGTAAATTAAACGAATTACTAATTACTATTACACCACTTGAAAGAGAAACTAAAATTAATGAGATAAAATCTTTTATTGATACATTACCTAGTAGCGTTGCTTCAGTTGATACTGGTTCGATTGTTAATACATACGAAGCTGTTTCAAATACAATATTACAAAATACTACTTCTTTATGGATAGGCGAAAAATGTAGGTTACATATCTTAACAATAGACCAAGATAATATTCCTTTAACAGCTTACAAAGATACAAACGGTATTTGGCAATCTCCTAACATAATTTTAAAAAATAATATTAAAAATTGGTTAAAGGAAAAAAGATTAATAGGTGATTGGATTGACGTTGTAGATGCAAGAGTAGTTAACTTCCAAGTATATTTTAAAATATTAGCAGACAAAAGAAATAAGCAAAAAGTATTAGTAGATTGTTTAACTACTTTACGTGATTATTTTAATGTTAATAACTGGCAAATAAATCAACCTATTTTTATTGCAAACGTAAGTACAATTTTACAAGAGATTGACGGAGTAGTCAACGTAGTAGATTTAAAGTTCTATAATATTTTTGATAAGGATATTGAAAGCGGTAAAGTTTATTCACCTAAAGAATTAGGCCGTTATAGAAATAATAAAACCGTCGCATTAAATTCTTATAATAATAAGTACGAAATGGAAAATGTAAATAATGTTATTTTATCCTATCCTGATACCCTTCTCAATGTAAGATACCCAGAATTAGACATTATTGGGGCAGTAGTTTAAATATATTACTTTTTATTAATATAATCCGCTTTATAACATTGTGAAATAAAGCGGTTTATACTACCTAAATTTTTTTATTTTATCTTAAATTTTTTACAAAGTTTACTAAACCTTTTATACTTTTATTATGCCAAAAAGATAATATGAAAATTGAACCAAAAAGAATTTCCAAAGTTATGAAAGCGAAAAGAATTAACGAACTAAACAGCAACTCCGTTTAACCTTTTAGCGGTTGAACCCGCAGACCTCACCGATTATCAGGAATACCAAAAACAAAAGCAATGAGGCATATAAGGAACTATATTAAAGAACACGGTATAATGTGTTGGCTTAAAATCAGAGAAAACGTAAAGCGGCAGTACGGGAATAATTCACGCATATTATACAGGAACAACCATCTAACATTCTATGACTTTGAGTGTGCAATGATGGAATGGTATTATTTGTAATCAAAAACAAAAGGAGGCAAAATGAAAGCAGAAGTAAGGAAAGTGTTTAAGTGCGACCACTGTAATAAGATGTATCAAATAGAACGAGCTTGCATAAGGCACGAATTAATGTGCACAAAGAATCCTGAAAATGTTCGCCCATGCCACGGATGTAATAACGTAAAAAAAGTGACTGAAACAATTTGGTCAGATGTTGGGGATGAATACGGTAGAGAAATGGAAAGAACCGTATCTGTTCTGTTCTGCAACAAAAGAGATTGTTTTATATACCCGCCGTCCGTTGCCGTAAAGGGTAACGCTTTTGATATGGGTAACAAGTGTAATGAAGAAATGCCAAAAGAATGTGAATTGTTTGAACAAAAAGAATATTTATGAAAGCAAATAAGTTTGAACTATATATGCTAAGGACTAAGAATTATCACGCCGTCTCCCGTATGAAGCGGGTGGCCCAAAAGCAGTACAACTCAGTTTGCAGATGCGAAAAGTACCACTATGTAAACGCAACCGAGGAACCCGGTAATTTGTACTGTATGAATTGCCTAAAGAAACCAAGATAATTAACCGCCTACGGGCATAAATAAACTTAAATGTCAATTAATCTAAAAAGAGAAACACCGGTAAATGTGTATGAAGCAATTAAACCACTTATGCATCAAGCCACAAAAGGCAAGTTGCATTTGAAAAAATTTAAATATGATGAAAGAAATTTCAAGAGTAGTAAAGTATGTAATTTTCGCTTCCGCTTGTTTTATGATTATCTCAGGCTTTGTGTATGTTACTGAAGGTAATGACGATAAGTGGTTTAGCAGAACGGCTTTAGGCTTAATTTTGTTAGGCATTACAGGTGTTTTAATTGAACTTAAATCAATAAGAGAAAAATGAAAAATTTTACTTGTTCGTCTTATGTTACTGGTAAAGTTCGTAAAACCAAGCATATAGTTTTTTATTATTGGAAAACGGGATGTTTTAGGTTTGCGTTTACAGTACGGCGCTTAAAATCGGGAGTAAAAATTACTGCAAGGAATTGGCCTGGCGGCGATGGTAAGACAGTGTCAGTGGATTTATATAAAAAGTTGATTGAAAATTTTAAATTACAAGCAAGTGAAAAAAATTGAAATTTCAAACTGGGCAACTTTACGTGAGCAATTTGGTTTAACAGATTCAATCGAAGGAGTAAAGTCTGCTCGGCAAATAAGTAAAGAGTTGACTAAGTTAGCTCAAAACTTTGATTCTGAAAATGAAATAGGCCTTGCAGTAGAATGTAATACTAAAAGCGAAGCAGTTTGCCTTTTTGAATTCAATTCTGAAACAAGCGGTACAATTATTTTCGATTACACAGGAACAGCAAACTAATAACTAATAACTATGAATATTAACACAGCAGCAGCCATAGAAGGCGCCCGAATTGAAGCATTACGTGGGTCAACAAGTAATGCTTGTTTATTATTGTTTAACAGATTGAAACTTTGCCCGGATGCAAATAAAGCAGCAGAGCTTTCAAAAAAGTTAGAAGAAATTGTTGAGAAAGCTAAAGAAGATATTGATAACCTCTTTGAAAAATTCATTGAAAATGAAAATTAAAAGACCTTGCGATAATTGCACTAAAACATATATTGCAGATACGCGGGATTTAAACCGTGGATGGGGCAAGTGTTGTAGTAAATCATGCGCTGCGTCTGCCAGAGAAAAATCAAAACCTGGTTATGACCCTAAAAGAGTTGAAGCTAATAATATTAGGCGTGAAGCTTGGAATGACGGTGGTAAGGTATCCGGTTATACGTCTGAAGGTTATCGTATTATTGACGGTGTAGCGTATGATAAATTTGACGAGCCTATTTATGATGTTGACGGTGACGCGGGCGATTATGACCCAGGTGATAGTGAGTATTGGGATTCAAAAGACTATTAAAAAATAAATAATGATAAAAGACAAATTACACACCCTTACGGACGAAGAAGCAATTGAAGTAGCATTAATTTTGCTTAAAGGCCCAGGCAGGTCTGACATATATCTTTACAAAGACGAAAAGGTAACGAGGGTAAAATATGCTTTTCAAGATGGTTATAATGGCGAAACTTTCAGTTTGTTTACTGGCACAAGTTGGCTTGTCGGAATTAAAAAAGAAAATTGTAGTTTTGAATTAATTAACTAAATGTTGCTTATTTTTATATAGTTAATTTGATAACAATAAAAAACAGGAGGTGTTTATGAAATATTAACTTAAATTTTTTCTTAATACTTAAAACAACGCCCTAAGGTTTCTACCTGGGGCTATTTTTTTTGTTATTGTTTACTTAAAAGATATTTATATTTAGGTATGGAAAAGAAAATATTGTATTTTGATATGGATGGAGTCCTAGTTGATTTTATGTCATCTGTTTATGCATTAGTCCCGGAAATTGACGTTTATCCAGAACCTAAAAGAAAAAAAGTAATTAAGCGCCTTTGCCATGTCCCTGAGTTTTATTTAAAATGCCCCCGATATCAGGAGCGATTGAAGCCTGGCATAAATTATCTGAAAAATATGATAATTACATTCTTTCAGCACCTAAGTGGTCAAACCCTTATTCTTATCTGGAACCGTTACCGCTTTCTTATTAAAACAAGATTAAAAATTATCTAGTAAAACCCTGCTGTCACATGAGCTTCAAAATCCTAAACGAATATCCGGAAGGAGAAATCCGCTACTATTTAACAACTGCAAAATTAACTAAAAAAGATGGCCGAACCAGTAAGGTCTACACTTTGTTATACGATAGTTTTTTAGATAAAACTGATGAAGAGCAGATAATAGACCATATTGCTCAAGGATTTTTATCTGAAAAAGGATTTAGATTTCGATATCTGGAGGATAAATGGTTTATCTTAAAAGATAAAGAAGAAGGGGTGAAAATAAACAAAGATAAAATATTTTTACACGCAAATCAAGTAGAGTTAACTAAATCTAAATTATCTTCAAAGCATCAATTAGAAGAAGAAGATGGAGAGTAAATTAGATTTAAGTTTTGTTAAAAATTTTAAATTAGACCCTGACCCAATGCGGTTAGAGTTTCAGCTCGCCGTTTTTTATCCTGAAGAAAATAAGTTTTATAAATTAGGTAGTATTGATTATAGAAATTACCGCTTTGACCTTTGGGGTGAAAGAATGACAAGATGGTTAAGGTTTAATGAGGCTTTTATTTTCAATTACACCGATGAAGACTTATTTGATAAGTTATACGAATTATATAAAACACATCCTACTCGGATAAGATATAGAACCAAAGAACAATTATTGTCATGGTTTCAAGAATCAACCGGTAGGATTTTTATGATGTCACCTGAGCCCCAAGAATTAGATAAGGGCCAATATAATGGTTTTTATGAAGAAAAAAAGTAACGCAGAAAAAGTTTTAGATACGCTTGAAAAAGTATCAAATGTCTTAGAGTTTAAAACCATTGAAGATGTTTTAAAAGCTGGGTATAAACTTCACGCTTTTTCTTCAGGCGGTCGTTTACGAGTTGTTTACTTTGAAAAAGAAGGAGAACAAAAATTCTACGGTGAAAGCTGTAATATTTATGAAGCGTTACGTATCCTTAAAGACGATATAAAATTTGGTGGACGCCAATATAAAGAAGTATATGGCCCAATCGAACCTCATTACTTAACAGGTGAAAACCCAGTAGATAACTTTGATTGTCTTGTTTTTTTATCTGATAAAAGTTTTACTGCATATTACGAAGACGGTAATTATGTAGTAAGATTACAACAGAGTGTAGACCCGAGACTCCCTAAAGAAGTAGAAATGCTTGTGTTATCTGGGAAGTTTGAATACCAATACATTAATGATGACGAAAGAGGCATTTTTTGGAAACTTAAAATTAATAATGAAATAAGAAAAAGTTCTTCTTGTTGGTTTGCGAATCATAGTAAAGGTACTGCTACCAAAGTTGTTTTAAACCCAGAAAAAGATTTTTTTATTAAAATACCTTATTTAGGAACCAGTAATGAATCTTTTGACAAAGCATTAGAAGATGCAAAAAGCAAATTGCCAAATGACTTAAATGAAATTGATTTTGAATATGAAATTTTAAGCGAACAAGAATTTAAAAAATTAAAAACAACAATATGAAACTCACAAGCTCTAACCAAAAAGTTTCTGTAGCAACCAAAGACAGAATAGTTTACAAAGTTGTTGAGAAGTCAGATGACACAACCTTTGTAGCTCCGTATACTAAATCAGTTTACGAAGCAGGAAAAAGTTATTCAGCGAACTTAGAATTAAACCAGGCAGGTGACACTGTTAAAAAAGGTTTATTCGTCCTCACAAATAAAAAAGCAGTTCGCCGGCACCTAAACAAAAAGCACAAATTTTATAGCCCTTTAAAAGTAGCTATCAGTTGTGTGATTCCCTCCGGTACGAAATATTACTTCAACCCTCAAACAAAAGAGGCAATGGCCGAGAATTTAATTGTTGAAGGTGAAGTAAGTGTAAAAAGGAAAAGGAGTTAAGTATGCCACTAGGCGATGAAAGAGAAGACTACCACTTTATTGGATGCTTAGGATTCTTACTACCTTTCTTTATACTTGGATTATTTTTTTATCTATTAAGCCTTCTTTTAAAATGAAACAGTTAAAATTTTGGGGAACTATATTTTTAATCTTAGTTTTAATTTTCGCAGCGTTTAATGTTGCTTTAATTATAGCTAAGTATATAATCATCGCCGTAATTGTAGCAATTATAGTAATTTGGTTTAAATTTAAATTCAAAAAATAACATGAAATTTTATTTGCGACAATTCAATTAAATTCGCAAACAAAGTATATCAGCATCAGCCCTTCAGTATTTTTAAATAGTCCTGGGTCTTTTAAAGACAAAGCAATGGCGACAGTCGAAGTTGGTAAAACTTGGGACCCAGTAAGCGTAGGCGTAGCTGTCGGCAGAATGAATTTTACAAAGCAACCAGGTGTTGATACCGTTTGGTATCTTGAATTAAGAACTACTTATAACGTTCTTTTGAAAAATGATTTCTTCGCCGGGATTAGCTTTGGTACTGGGCATATTTTTAATGCTAAGGAAAGTTTTTTAACTGAGTTTTCGTATAATATAGGATATTCTATAAACCAATCAGTAAGCGTAAGTTTATTCCAAGGCCTTTATTTTTCCGGCGAAGGATTAAGATATTGGTTTAGCGGAGCAGGTTTGACTTTGAACTTCCCGAAAATTTTTTCTAACCAAAAAACAAAATAAAAATGGCAAAAGGTAAATTTGGCGAATGGTTTAAAAACAATATCGCCGACTTTAGTAAAGAAAAAGAAGAGGTGCAAGAGGAACTTGTTGCACCCCCTAAATCTAAAAAATCCACCCCTTGGGATACTGGAACTACAGCAATTGCGCAACCAATGGTTCAGCAGCAGCAGTCAATTACCCAGTTAAATCATTCGACGGAAGACATGGGTAATAAATACAGAGGGCGGATAAGCAAAGTATTAGAAGAAACAAACCAACCTGGGCCTGATTATTTTGAATTCTCTAACTCAGTTAGAAGTTTAGAAGCAATGGGGCAGTCAGTAAGTGTTGCAATGCAATCGGCTTTTGTAGCTTTAAAAACTATTGACGCTTCTTTATCTAAAGATAAAATCCTCGGAACTGTTAACCGGTATATTTCAGCTTTGGACCAAGACGCTATTAGTTTTGCTAAAGATGTAGAAGCAGCAAAAGTTCAAGAAATCGGTAGTAGAGAAGCTGAAGTCATAAAGCTTGAAAAAGATGTTACTGATAAGCAAGAATTGATTCAGAAGCTTACGCAGGAAATTTCACAAAATAATCAGGACATCCAAAAGAAAAAGCTGGAAATTATGCAGATGCATGAAAAGCTGAATGTAAACGAAACTAATTATAATTTTATCCTGGCAGCAACAAAATCAAAAATTACGCAAGATATACAAAATATTAATTTATATCTGGCATAAATAATTTCTAACCAAAAAAACAAATAGAAATGGGTACATTAGACAAATTTCAAACAGAGGCGGTTAATATGTGGAACCGTCCAGGCGGTAAACTCAAGATGGGTTTATTTTTAGCCGGTGCTGGTCTTTTATTCTTTTTAAATTCAAGCTGGATTTTAGAAAAGGTAACTGATACCAATGAAGCATTATGGGGACTAACCAAA